GCTAGATGAGAGCTCAGGACTCTCCCTCAAGATCAGGCTATGCCTGGTCTCGGCCACCTCTCTAGAGGGGTGACCTCCACCCAAGTTTTATGCGTAGCGACTTGGGACGCCCATAACGTTCCAGGTGGTTGCCTAAAACCCGTGGAGATTGCTCTCTTAGGGCACCAGGAATGGCCGCAAGGCCATCCATGGGAATGCTGGATGGATAGCAAGCGATTGAACGCTTTAAACCACTATCCGTGTCCAACTTAAGCAAACACTTGAGAAGGGCACCAGTCCCCCCGAGGTGATCCTCAGGAGGTTTGGCCTCCACTACATAGCCCTTGACTATGGGGCTATGGAGACTTGGGTGAAGTCTCGCGGTAGAGAATGCGTCAGCATTCTCAGCCAAAAAACTCACCCTGCCCAGCAAGGAGGACGTGGGCCGGATGGTCGGAAAGTGTGTCAATAACTTTCCGAGAAGTCCATCCAACCACTTCACTGTCTTCCAGTAACCACTCATATAGAGTTGATTACGAAGAGAGACAAGCGAGATAACCTCCTTAGCGTCATGCCGTTGTGTCGGAAAAACTTGCCGGACACGAGTTATGCTAACATCGTGCCCATTAAAGTACTCCCGACCACAAGATTCTCTGAACTTTCCAGTCCAGAAACTCTTGTCACCCCCTACTCGAGCACCGAAATGTTCGAGCAAGGTGACAACGGAATGCACGTGATCCTTGGGGACAATGAGATCGTCCCCAAAGACGCGCACCTCTCCCACAAAGGCCTTGAGGTCTCTGCGGGCTAGTGGCGTGTTAAGCGATCTCTGAATGCCGAGGAAGATCAATGTTGTGAAAACCATTGCTTCGAACGGAAAACAGAGCGCCGAACCCATAGAAGCGAACTTCGCGAGGCGAATTACTTCGCCATCAGGAAGTACAGCCCGTCGTGATCTAGTTGAATCGACGGCCCCTGACAAATGAGGCCAACGAGACAACATAGCACGTACGAGCTGATTGGAGACCCTATCGGATGCGTCACTCAAATCGAGTGTCGCAGTTCGGTTATCAATCGAACCGCGCCGAGCAAGCTCCTGGTTAGGGAGCTGATCGTCAAAACCGATAAACCTCGACAACAAGTCATCATTGTTGAGGTGCGCAAGCAATCGATGGAGTACAGCCTGCTGCATATACTGCATGCAGGTAGGCTCCATAGCAATTAC